TGATTGCAAGACAGGCAAGACAGGCAAGACAGGTAACACCTGTAGAACAAAGAAACCCAAGTGATAAGGTTACTATTCCAGTATCCAGCGGTCCTGATATTGTTATTGACGTTACGCCTCCTCCACCCGCTCCAAAACTAACAGGAAAACAGGCGGCTAATGAACCTAGAAACCCAAGTGACGCTCCTATACGAATTGCGGCTAAGTCTATTGCTAGACCAAAAGCATTTAAAGCATTACCCAAGTTTGCTCAAAAAGAAATTAGACAAGGTAAAGTCCCGACTGGTGGCTCAGACTATATGCAGGATATGATAAGAGAATTTCTAAAGCCCAGAGATAGTTCTTATCGCAAATCTAAGCCTGTATACGCAAGGATGGATGATAGGTAAATGACCGAAAAACAAGACAAGTTCATAGAAACATACGTCCTTACTGGTAACGCCACTAAAGCGGCTATCGCGGCAGGGTATTCTGAAAAGACTGCTACTATCAAAGGTTCTCAACTTAAATCTCAACTACATAATGAGATACAGAGAGAAGTCCAGAAGATAATTGCAGACAAGATTCCAGCCAGTCTCAAGTGGTTGACCGACCTTGCTGAAAGTGCTGAGTCTGAATCTGTCAGATTAGGCGCAATTAAAGACATCCTTGACCGCGCTGGACTTAAACCAGTAGACAAGGTAGAAACCACCAACATCGACCAAATGAGTAAAGATGAGATCATGCGGGAGTTAGAGGCACTTGAAAGGCTTAAGCACTGAACATTACCGTAAAGAGTTAGAATTAAAACAGGCTCTGAGAAGTCTTGTACGCTTCTCTCGCATCGACGAGTACGATCCCTACCCATACCAGCAGAAGTTCCATAAAACAGGATCAGAGGCCAACCAGAGGCTCCTGATGGCGGCTAACCGTATCGGGAAGTCTTATTCCGGTGCGGCAGAGATGAGTTACCATCTTACCGGCATATATCCTGACTGGTGGGAAGGTAGACGGTACGATAAACCCATCACCGCTTGGGCAGGTGGGGTTTCAAACGAAACAACGAGAGACATTGTACAATACGAACTATTGGGTTCCCCAGATGATCCTGATGCGTTTGGGTCCGGTGCGATACCTAAAAGTAAAATAATAAAAACGGAACGTAAACCGGGTGTACCCAACGCAAAAAGTGTTGCTCTTATACAACACGTTACGGGTGGGAACTCTTCTTTACACTTCAAAGCCTATGAAATGGGTGTTGACAAGTGGCAGGGACGTAGCGTAGACTGTATATGGCTTGACGAAGAACCATCCAGAGAGTTATACTCACAGGCTGTAACCCGAACATTAGACCGTAAAGGCATGGTTTACATGACATTCACGCCAGAATCGGGCATGACTGAGACTGTTGCATCGTTTATGAACAATCTACAGCCCGGTCAATCCTTGACAAACGCCACTTGGGATGACGCTTCAGAGACAATTACCTCCATGAAAGGTAATAAAGGCCACCTAAATGAGTCTGTTATGACCCAAATCCTCTCAAGTTACTCCCCACATGAGAGAGAAATGAGGCGATATGGACGTCCCAGCATTGGGTCCGGCCTTGTTTTCCCGGTACAGGAAGACAAAATAATGATTGATCCTGTAATTATTGAGGATCATTGGGCAAAGATAGCGGGAATAGACTTCGGGTGGGACCATCCAACGGCTGTAGTGTGGGCCGCTTGGGATAAAGACAATGATGAAATATATATCTACGATTGTTACCGACAATCCAAAGCATCACCGTCAGTACACGCCGCATCCATCAGGACACGCTCTGAGAGCGTCCCTATTGCGTATCCTCACGATGGCAATAGGAGAGACAGCATGGGTAATCCGGGTCTTGCAGACCAGTACAGGAGCCTTGGGTGCAATATGATGTTGGAGCATTTTACCAACCCTCCAGCCCTCGGACAGAATAAAGGCGGTAATTCTGTAGAAGAAGGATTAATGGATATGATACAGTATATGGAGCAGGGTAGATTCCATGTATTCAATACATTACCGGATTGGTTTGAAGAGTTCAGAATGTATCATAGAAAAGGCGGGAAGGTGGTAGCCTTCAAAGACGACCTAATGAGCGCGACACGATACGCAGTATTATCACGAAGGTTTGCTGTTTCTGGCAGTGATCCAACTTGGACAAACGATATAGAATATAAACAATATGGCATCATCTAAAGTAACAGACGAAGAACTATTAGCCAGAGTGCAGGGAGAAATCACTGACGCTCTAGGATATAATGATACTGTATCCAAGCAGAGAGAATCTGCTATGGATTACTACTATGCACTTCCATTTGGTAATGAGGTAGAAGGCAGGAGTCAGTACGTTGATTCTTCTGTTATGGATACTATCGAATGGATTAAACCGTCACTGATGAGAGTATTCGCTAGTGGCGATGAGATGGTTACATTTGAGCCTCATGGACCAGAAGATGTAGAGTCGGCAGAACAGGCCACTGATTACGTCAACCATATCTTTACCAAAGATAACAACGGTTGGGAAATCCTCTACACTTGGTTTACTGATGCTCTCCTCCAAAAGAACGGTATCGTTAAAGTATGGTGGGATGACTACGAAGACTGGAACCGTGAAGAGTATAACGGTCTTGACGAGCAGGAATTCAACCTACTTATCATGTCGCCAGATATTGAAGTTATGGAACATACCTCATATGTCGATGACTATGGTGCGAAACATGATGTCGTTATTAAAAGAACCTCATATACAGGTCGGGTAAAGATTGAAAACGTACCGCCCGATGAGTTTCTTATTAGCCGTGAGGCTAAAGATATTAAGGATGCTAGATTTGTTTGTCATCGTGTCAGAAAAACCTTGTCAGAGTTACGCCTTATGTATCCTGATGAAGACCTTGACCCTAGAGAGATAGGTGGTGGCGATGATGATATGTCGGCTTTCTCTTCTGAAAGACTTAGCCGTTATGAGTTTGATAAGTCTGCTGATTACTTTGGTGGCTGGGGTTCCCCAAATGATGATGAGGCTTTGCAGACATACTGGTTACATGAGTCCTTCATTAAAACAGATTATGATGGTGACGGCATTGCCGAACTCAGAAAGATTTGCTCAGTAGGTAGTAAGATTCTTGCTAACGATCCTATTGACAAGGTTCCGTTTGTTAGTATTACTCCAGTAAAGATTCCGCATAAGTTCTTTGGTTTGTCTATTGCAGACCTTATCATGGACTTACAACTCATTAAGAGCACTCTAATGCGGAACCTCATGGACAATATGTACAACATGAACTTCGGAAGATATGCAGTTCTTGAAGGTCAAGCGAATCTGGATGATTTGCTATCCCAAAGACCGGGCGGTGTGGTAAGAGTTAAGTCACCCAACGCCATTATGCCGTTGGCTACGCCTCCTCTTGAAGCATCATCATTCCAGATGTTAGGATACCTTGACGAGCAGAGAGAGTCACGATCAGGTGTAAATAAATATAGTCAAGGTCTTAACGACAATGCACTAACCTCTCACACTACGGCTACCGCAGTGAACGCTACAATGACAGCCGCTCAATCCAGAGTAGAGTTAATAGCACGATGCTTTGCCGAAACTGGTGTAAGAGATTTGATGAATTGTATTTATGAACTTGTCCTTAAAAACCAAGATAAAGAACGTATAGTCAAACTACGCAATCAATGGGTTCCTGTCCGTCCTGATATGTGGCGTGACAAAATGGACTGCACAGTTGCCGTAGGTATCGGTAATGGTAATCGTGACCAACAGTTGATGCACCTGACTACCATGCTACAGTTTGCTGGCGATGCAATGCGCGGAGGACTCAGCATAGTAAGTGAAAAGAATCTCTATAACATGGGAGCCGCACTCATAAAGAATATGGGCTTCCAGAATATCGGTGACTTCCTGACTGATCCTGAGATGGCTCCTCCACAGCCTGATCCAGCAGAGCAGGAAAAGATGATGGAGATGCAGATTAAACAGCAGGAACTTCAGATCAAAGCCGCTGACC